TATACAAAACCAGAACCAAAGAGTAACAAACAAATCTCTAATGCAGCACCAGTCTTTGTATTTGCTTTTTTTTATGTTGCAATACTCGTAATGATTGGTAGTATTAAATGAATCGACTATGGAGATATTGGTGTAAGGCTATGGGTAGTAGTGCATACAATGATGATAAGAAAGATGACCATGTGCATCTACTGATAAGAACGCCTTGGTTTATATTACATATAGTGACTTGTCTAATGATAATCACAGGCAATGGAAGATTATTAGGTTGGTGGTAATTCCTCTATTGACAAAACTGCTAAATAAGAGTATAATGAAATTATACAATTAAGGAATATATATGAAATACTTTAGATACACATTAGATGACTTAGAGAAGTCATCAGACAGAAAACTGTTCAACTACATTACATTTTTTGCAGGCGGTGGTGGTTCATCATGTGGATACAAACTTGCTGGTGGTGATGTACGTTTTGTAAATGAGTTTCAACAAGTCGCAATGGATGATTATCTTGCAAACTTTCCTAAAACACCTCATCACATATGTGGTGACATAAAAGATGTAACTGGAAAACAGATTATGGAGATGACTGGACTTAAAGTAGGTGAGTTAGACTTACTTGATGGTAGTCCACCTTGTCCACCATTCTCTATGTCTGGTACTAAACAAAAAGGTTGGGGCAAAGAGAAGACAGCCTATGGTATGAAACAAAAGAATATTGAGGACTTGACTTGGGAACAGATTCGTATTGCTGGTGAGATGAAACCAAAAGTAATCGTGTGTGAAAATGTCAAGGGTCTTACAATGGAGTATGCATCTGAACATCTTGCACGAATGATTAATGACTTTGAAGCACTTGGTTACACAACTGTATATAAGGTAATGAAAGGTCAAGAACATGGAGTTCCACAAAAGAGAGAAAGAGTCTTTATTGTGTCAGTTCGTAATGATGTACTTGATGCAATAGATATGCCTTTCATGTGTGTAAGTAGTGAAGTATTTCCAGAACCAGAAAAAGAGTTCATTGACATTCGTGGTGCAATCGGTGATATACAACTAAACAATGCAAATCGTGTAGAGGCAGATGAATTGATTACTGCTATGTCTAAAGGTGCAAAGTGGAAGTGGTTAAAACGATTAGAGAAAAATCCAGACAGAGTTATGTCTGTAGGTGATGATGTAGTCAAGCCTTTCTATCTAAAAGTAATAGAACATAGGAAACGTATGCAAGAAAAAATTGAAGGTTATTCTAATCCCATTCCAGATGCAAAGTTTTCTTTTTTCCAATCAAGACGAGTGCCTTGGAATCAAGCATCTCACACATTATCAGAACAAGGATTGATGACAAGTCTTGCAGTTCATTTGCACCCAGAAGAAGATAGAGTTTTTACAACGAGAGAGGCTGCAAGGATAATGACTTTACCAGAGGACTATATCTTTACTGGAACACTCAATCAAAATCTTGCAAGGATAGGACTTATGGTTGCTCCTCTTTGTATGAAAGACCTTGCAGATAATATCTATAATAACATACTAAAACCATATAAGGAGTTACAACAATGAAGTATATAACAGTAACAAAAGACTTAGGTAAGAAAGAAACTTTTGACACATGGAATGGTAAGTTCCTTGATGAAACATCTTATGACCAAGTAGTAAAAGTAACTGATGAAGATGTTGGTGTAATGAAACCAGTTGTATCACTTGATGGTTCTGATGTGCCACTTGCATATGTGGTTACAAATGCATATGGAGATGACTCTGTAAGAAATACTTTGATGACTATCGAAGATGTATCTGTTATGAGGGCAAACTGTTCTGGCCCTATACTAGAAGAAGATATGTTAAAGAAAGGTCTAAAACTCAATGTGGATTATCGACTAAGAACACCAAACTCATACCAACTAAAAACAAGTAGTGGTAAGTGGGGTATGATTGCATATTCAAATGAAATACACTCTGTTATGATTGGTTACAAAAGAGGTAGATTTACTGGTGGTATTGACTCGTCTGGTTGGGTAAAAGACAATCCTAAGAAGTGGGAAGAATTACAAGTTATATCACATTGGAACGAACTGGCATTTAAGAAGGCCAATAAAGACATATATGAAAAACAAAAAGCATTTTGTGAAACCTACATTGAACCAGAGTATCGTATTGGTGGTGGTATTTTTACCACACTATCTGCAAATCGTTATCATATAGGACAATCTGGTAAGATGGGTGCTCATGTGGACTCTGGTGACTTAAATGCTGGTATGACTACAATGTCGTGTTTTCGTGAGGGTGAATATGGTGGTGCATATCTAGTATTTCCAAGATATGGTATAGCTATTGATGCACCAGACAATTCTGTAATCATTGCAGACAGTAATGAAGTGCATGGAGTTACACAAATTACTGGAACTGGTCAACGATTTACTTGTGTTGCATATTGTGATAATAGACTTGCAACTAAAGGTGTCGCTGGTAAGTCGGAAAGAAAGATAGGTAGGTTCGCAAAGAACGAGTCTGGTTCTCTGGAGGACTTTGTATAGTATGAATTTCTACACCAATGTTACACAATGGGGTAATTTTCTAAAGGTAAGAGAAGTTGTGAATGGCCAACGTATTACTCGTAAGGTCAAGTATAAACCTACTCTATACATGAATGTCGAAAAACCTACAGATTGGAAGACACTTGACGGAAAGTTTGTTGCACCTATTCAGCATGAGACTATGAAAGAGGCGAGAGAGTGGGTTGCAAACTATAAAAACCACCCTGGCATGGTTCATGGTAGTACTATGTTTGCATATAATTATATTGCAGATGAGTATCCTAAACGAGTTGAATACAACAAAGATGACATACTGATTGTAACACTAGACGCTGAGGTTCAATGTGAGAATGGGTTTCCGAATCCTAAAGATGCAATAGAACCACTTCTATCAATCACAGTCAAGAATCACCAGAGTAAAAAGTTTGTTGTCTGGGGTGTAGGTAAGTTTAATAATACTCGTGATGATGTAACGTATATAGAATGTGAAAGTGAATTACATCTTATCAAGGAGTTTCTAATCTTCTGGGAGAAACATCAACCAGACATTATCACTGGCTGGAATACAGAGTTCTTTGATATTCCTTATCTATGTAATCGTATTAAGAATCTGTGTGGAGAAGATGAAGTCAAACGATTATCACCTTATGGTGGTGTCAATTCAAGAGATGTATTTCAGATGGGTCGTAATCACCAAGTGTATGAGATACAAGGTGTGGCTCATCTAGATTACTTTGACTTGTATCGTAAGTTTACTTATTCTGCACAAGAGTCTTATCGATTAGACCATATTGCATTTGTTGAACTTGGAGAACATAAAGACGGCAATCCATTTGAAACCTTTAGTGAATGGTATCAGAAAGATTTCCAATCATTTATAGAATATAATATAATGGATGTGGAGATTGTAGACAGACTCGAAGACAAGATGAAACTGATTGAGTTAGTTCTTGCAATGGCTTATGATGCAAAGGTTAACTATACAGATGTACTTGGCTCTACTAAGTATTGGGATATACTGATATATAACTATCTGCGTGGAAAGAAGATTGCGATACCACAGAAAGTGTCTAAGACAAAGCCAGACAAATTCGAGGGTGCATATGTAAAAGACCCACAAGTCGGTATGCACAAGTGGGTTATGAGTTTTGACTTGAACTCATTGTATCCACATTTGATTATGCAGTATAATATATCACCAGAAACACTTGTTGCACAAAACAAAGTGCCTGATATGAGTGTGGATAAGTTATTAGACAAACAATTTGATACAACTAAATTAAATAAGAATCATACTATAACACCTAATGGTGCGTTATTTAAGACGAATCAGAGGGGGTTTCTACCAGAACTGATGCAAAGTATGTATGATGACAGAGTAAAATACAAAAAACTCATGTTAAAGGCGCAACAAGAATATGAAAATACTAAAGACCCTAGACTACTCAAAGATATTTCAAAATACAACAATATCCAGATGGCTAAGAAGATTTCACTCAATAGTGCATATGGTGCTCTTGGGAATGTTTGGTTTCGTTATTATGATTTGTTGGTTGCTGAAGC